CAGAGCATCCTTTGCACGAGCACGAATGGCTGAGTTGTTTGATGCAGAAGCCTTCCACTCATCAAGGTGTGCTACTACTCTTACCCTTGGAATGGATAACTCTTTAGAAATTCTTGTTGGGTCACTACCCTTTAAATATTCAGTTACTACAGTGTTCATCTCATCAAGATGATTAATTAACTCTATCTCACTTGACATATTTTCCTTCTAGTCTATTGATTTCATCTTTAATATAAAAGATTGCTTTCTCTAAATCCTGAATGGTCTTAGACTCATCTTTAAGTCCTGCTCTCCATAGATACTTAAATGCGTTACCAATATTAAAATTGCGATGGCGAGTAATCTGGATACATTCAACGCCAGAAGGATCTGTCGTGTAGTGCTGTGGGTGATTGACCTGATCAACAGTGATGTTTAGATTTTCACTCATACGACTCTTCCTCATCGTCTTCCCAGTCAAATGCTTCTGGCATCCCCTTAAGCGCTGTTAGAACGAAGGTAATCCCTACTGCTCCAGCAACACCCAAACCAATAATAATCTTCTGTGCTTTATTCATCGCCTTGACTTCCTTAGTCCGAATTTAGCAAGGTAAACATAGATTGTCTCTACGCTTGCCCCACTCTCTTTTGCAATCTCTTCTGGAGTCTTCTTGTCCATAAGATATCTCTTACGAAGCCAGACTTCATTTGTATATAGTTTACCAGCCATAATGTTATTTGTCAACCCCAATCGCCTTTATCCAGTTATTCATAGCCCAATGTCCAATGCCACAGGCATCTGCTACATCGTTATCTTCAATTGTTCTATCATAGATAGTGTTAATAAACTTAATAGTTCTTTCTTTACGAAGCATTCTTTCGTATGCCTTGTACCAAGATACAGACTTTCCTGGATGCTGTGCACGAATAAAGAGTTGCTCATCCTTTGACATCTTCTTATTGCCTATGTAGTTTTGCCAAGTTATTGGTGATACCTTGCCAATTACTTTAGTTCCTGACTGCCCTGCTGCACCCAAGATAGCCCCTTGAACTAGTGCAAGATCTGCAGCAGTCTTAGGACTATTCATAAATACAGTGTGCTCAATTACTATTGACTCAAATCCACCATAGTAATCAATAAAAGCCTTAACCTTCTTGCCAGCATCCATAACCTTTTCGTATATGTTATTGCCTTCAAAATAAATCTTTCCAACAACACCCAAAGATTTTTCTTGGGTATCAAACAAAGCAAAAGCAATGCTGTTAGTACTAGCATCAATTGCACAAATGGTCTTTGGCATTGCCTCTACGCCCCACTTAGTCTTGCTCATAGTCAAAGTATCCTTTTATCTCTTTTAACATTTTATCAACTGCTTTTTTGCTTACATTACAAGATGAACAGAAACCAGAATCATTATAGATTGATAGAGATACATCACAACCACCAAGGCATTTTCTAATCTTGCCAAGTCTTTTTTGTCTACGTGTGATCAGATACCTTTCGGCAATCTTTTCTTTTGTAGCACCATCTCTACATTCAGTACTGCAATAAATCTGATAACTTACTTTAGGTTTAAAGTTGTTATCGCATCTCTCACAAAGCCTCACTAAGCCCCTCCAGGGATTTGATCTTTAAGACCCCTGCTCCTGCATCGTCACATGCTTGCTTAATTGGACAGGTCTTGCAGATCTTTGAGTTTGCACGATAGTTCTTTGTTGGTAGAGTTCTATCTACCCATGCTTTACGAACATCACGCATCCACTGGAATGTTCCATCAATCCAGTCACGGTAGTGATCTCCTACTTCAATAGGCAGAACAAGTAGTTCGTGGTTATTTTTATTTTCATAAATTAATACGCCCTTCTTCTTACCAAGAATCTTCATATAGATTAGCAACTGGATCAAGTGTCCAGTCTTTGGCTTCATAGAGTTCTTGCGATACTCAAAACCTTCATTAAGCATTGTCTTAATTTCTCCGACAATCTCTTCACCTTCCCACTCAATCATGGCATCGCCATAACCAAAGATCGGTGGATCATCATATCTAATCTTAAATTCTGTTGTCGGCTGGTTATCATCATCACGATAAATCTTTGCAATGCCTGAGTTCATCATAGCATCTTGGATTCGTGCGTGTGATAATGTTCCTGCAGTCATATTTGCTGCACCATAAGCATCTGCATTATCTTCAAATGTAGCACCATCAAATGCTAAATACCAGTACCTAGGACATTCTCCATGGCTATAGGCAATCGTAGATGGAGCAAATGTCTTCTTGGTCTGGAACTTCGGACCACGATTGACAACATACCCTGACTTAATCTTTTCAATCATTGCATCAGCATCTAGGATAGTGCTCTTCTTAGATATACTTTTAATCATAACTTCGTGTAGTAAATTTTTCGTCATTTTATCCCCTTGTTTATATAAGTATACCAGGTTAGCGCATTATGTATTTGAGTGCTGAGACTAAATCGTTTATTGCTTCCGCTGCAGTATAGTAAATGTTTTTCTTTGCTCTGTTATTTTTATCCACATTAGCCATCCAGGTAGCCTTAAAGGACATCTTGGCTGCAATTGCTTGTAGCCGTACAATCTCCAAACTTGCTACTGGGGCAGGGATATCTGGCTTAATAATTAACTTAGCAATCATTCCAAGTGCAGTCGTAAGATCTTCATCTTCCATATAGTCTGCAATCTCCGCTAAACCATTTACCATCTCTAGTGTTGTTTTTTGTTGTTCCATTTTATTCCTCTTCTGTCAACTGTTCTAATAGATCCATCTCAATTATAGCAAGTCTTACCTTCTTTGCTCCTTCTCCAAGAACAACGATGATGGCTGGAGACTTATCTCTTCCTGCCGTAACCGAATCAGTCACAGCCTTAGCCCACACATCTTGGTTTAAGGTAAATGACTTAGAGCATTCTTTAAAGTCTACAACAAACTGACGCCAAGTGGCATCACCCTTTTGTGTATTTCTACCAGAATTCTTGTGCTGCTTAGCACCGATCCTCTTTGACTCTCCACGCTCACTCATTTTCGTAGTCACTTTTCTTTTTCTTTTGTGGAATAAGAGAAACCTTTGACATATGTTTTTGTTCACACATCCAAGTAGCATCACCACTAGCAGTCCATAGTCTTAAAGATGTGACTTCTATGCCACATTTTTTGCAAGGAAACCTACCTGGATAAACCGTAAACTCTTTGTTAGACACCAAGAACCTTCTTCTTTAATGTCTCTTGTAGTTCTAAATCTTCTTTAACACGAGCAACCAAGCCATCTCTGCCTTGAACCTTTGTGCCATCATCTAGTTGATACCAAGCACCTGTACGATTAATAAACCCTGCTAGTTCAGCAGTGTCAACCAGATCACCAATGCTATCAATGCCAACATCATCACCACGAAAATAAAAGTCATACTCTCCAGATTGGAAACCAGGAGATGTCTTAGAGAACTGGAGTTCCCACCTTACCTTACGACCAATCTTTTCTTCAATGAGTTTATCTCCAACATGAATCTTGCCCTTAATTGCTTGATTGTCTGACTCTGACGAAAAGAGTTTAATAACAGTAGAAGAATAGAACTTAGTAGCCTGACCACCAGTAGGCTGCTGGCTAGTATACATAGCACTAATATTATTACGGCTTTGACTAATAAGGACAAACAGAGTTGGCTTAATCTTATTATTGGCATAATTAATCATCTTCCAAGCATTGGAGAAATCACGAGACTCTGCACCAATTTGCTTTGTATTCTCAAGTTGCTTAAGTTCATCTGAATCCTTTTCAAAATAAATAGCAGGCAGTAGCGATGTAATTGAATCAACAACTACAATATCTACTCCAGCATTAATAAGATTAGTTCCTACATCTACCATCTCATTAATTGTACGAGCCTGTGAATAAATAAGTTTAGATGAGTCTACTCCAAGGCGTTCTGCCCAAACCTTATCGTATGACATTTCAGCATCAATCCAAGCACAGACTTTTCCTTCCTTCTGGGCTAGACCTATCATTTGAAGGCATAGAGAGGACTTTGCAGAGGACTTTGAACCCCAGATCAGTACTTGTCTGCCATAAGGAAGACCACCTGCTAGAGCACGGTTTAAAGCAAAACTAGGTGTTGCTGCATACTCTGTTGCAGGAACTGAGTCTCCAACCATAATAGTCTTACGCAACTTAG